TAGAACAGCCTCCTACGGCTTACCTAGGGGCGACAGAACCGCGTATTAGGTCAAAACCGGTCGATTTACCTTCCCGGGGACAGGAAATGATCGACTTTGTGGAGAAAATCAAGGATCCAGTTACCGGTGAGTACTTTAAGTTGCTCCCTTGGCAGAAGTTACTGGCTATTGAAATGCACAGAGTCAAGCCTGACGGACGCTGGTATCACAACGAAGTAGGCGTGATTATCGCTCGTCAGAACGGCAAATCTACCTTTATGCAGCTGCGTATTCTGGCTGGAATGTTCCTTTGGGGTGAGCGTTTACAGATCCACACAGCCCACAAACTAACAACCTCATCTGAAATCTTTTGGAAAATCGATGAGATCATCCAAGCCAATGAACAACTTGTGACTCGGTTTGTTAAAAAGTATGAAACCAAGGGTAGCCAAGAGATTAAACTCAATGATGGCACTCGATACCTGGTCAGAGCCAATAACTCAGCTGCTCGCGGTATTGCAGCTCCCGACACGATTCACCTGGACGAAGTTCGTGAGTACAAAGACGATGAAGTTTGGGCATCTTTGCGCTTTACGCAGATGGCATCTAAGAATCCTCAAGCCATTATGTATTCGAATGCGGGAGATCAACATTCTGTAATCCTTAACCGTATGCGCGAGCGTGGGCTTGCAGCAGCTGCTGGTTCTGATGATCCGATTGGCTGGTTTGAATGGAGCGCTGAACCTGGTTGCGCTCTCGATGACATGAAGGGTTGGCAACAAGCCAATCCAAGCCTTGGACATACTATTCACATTGACAATCTCAAATCTGCAATGTCAGATGATGAGTCTATTATTCGCACAGAGTTATTGTGCCAATGGGTGAGCCAGATCAACCCAGCCATCAATCCGTCAAGTTGGACAGAGTGCGCGTCTGAGGGTACGCTCGCTTTGGATCGGGAGCAACCAACTTGGATGGCTATTGATCTATCACCAGATCGAAAAGCAGCCGCGTTAATGGCAGCGCAGAGACTTGATGGGGACAAGTTCTGCGTTGTGTTACTGGAGACTTACACGAATCCAGTAAACATTGACGACAAAGACCTGGCTAACAGCATCGCAGTATGGGCGCGTAAGTACTCAGTCGAAACTGTTGCCTATTCTCGTCAAACCGCTGGCGCGGTTGCTTCTCGGTTGATTCCAGCAGGTATTCCGACCACGCCAATCGACGGTGCTATTTATGGGCAAGCCTGCGATGAAATGTTGTCGGCAATTACCTCCCAACGCTTGGTTCATGGCAACCAGGTTGAGTTAAACAAGCAAGTCTTATCAGCGGTTAAATTGCCATTTAAGGATGGCGGTTGGTATCTAGGTCGCAAGGCTTCAGCTGCAACAATTTGCGCAACTGTGGGAATGGCAATGGTCAGTCACTTTGCGACACGACCAGACACAGAAGTGGACATCGTGTTGGGTTGATTATGCTATAATTTTATGCTAATGGCACTCAGAGATTTATTCGCGAAGGCTCCTGAACCGCAGACAATGACGGTTGATGCAGCTGCGACTCCAGCACCTTTCAACAACTCGGTGCAAAATTATTTTTATCCATTGGCATCTGCTAATCGTCAGCAAGCGATGGCAGTCCCAACAATTGCAAGAGCGCGCAACATCATTTGCTCAACTGTTGCATCTTTGCCATTAGAGCAAAGAATTAAATCTTCCGGGGTACGAGTTGAACCCAATCGCGTAATTAACCAACCTGATTCACGCGTTCCCGGATCATCTATCTATGCGTACATTGCTGAGGATTTGTTATTCCACGGCGTGGCGTATGGACAAGTAATGTCAATGTATGCAGATGGACGTATTCAAGAGTGGACACGCGTATCTCCAGATCGCGTCACTTATAACACAAACGCAAACCAAACTGAAATTATCGGTTACATGGTTGACGGCGTTGCAGTTCCTTCAATGGGCGTTGCAAGTCTTGTTGTGTTTAATGGACTTGATGAAGGATTCTTATCTCGCGCAGGTCGCACTATCCGCGCAGCTGTTGCATTAGAAAACGCATCTGAAGCATTTGCTAAAGAACCAGTACCAATGATGGTTCTAAAGTCAAACGGAACAAATCTTACTAGCGAGCGTATCGGCAAACTGCTTGAAGCCTGGCGCGTAGCCCGCACAACTCGGAGTACAGCATTCCTTAATGCCGACGTTGAATTGCAGGCTATGGGAATTGATCCAAACAAACTACAACTCAATGAAGCACGTCAATACGTTGCTTTAGAGTTATGTCGTGCTGCTGGTTTGCCTGCTTACTTTGCAAGCGCTGAAACTACATCAATGACTTACTCAAATGCAATTTCAGAGCGTCGCTCACTTGTTGATTTCTCACTACGTCCAATCTTGACTGCAATCGAACAGCGTTTATCTCTTGCTGACTTTGTAGGTCAAGGCAATGAAGTGCGTTATGCACTTGACGACTTCCTGCGTGGCAATCCTTTGGAGCGCGCTCAGGTTTACGAGATCCTAAACAGAATTGGCGCGATGAGCGTTGATGAAATCAGACAACAGGAGGACTTGTTATCATGAAAATAACAATGCCAGTTTCAATCACCGCATCAGATGCTGAATCACGCATCATCGCAGGTCGTATTGTGCAATGGGACGCAGAAGGTAATACTTCAGCAGGTCGCACAAAGTTTTTGCCTAACTCAATTAACTTTGGCAAAAACACCAAATTAGTTTTAGAACATAACAAAACCAAACCTCTTGGAAAACTCGTTGAGTGGTCTCAGGACGATACAGGCATCACAGCCTCATTTCGTATTGCTAAGACAAACGCTGGTAACGATGCCCTAGAGGAGGCAGCGACTGGATTGCGTAGCGATTTTAGCGTTGGTGTTGAAGTAGATGCATGGGAAAACAAGGATGGCGTTATGGCTATCTCATCATCTAACTTAATTGAAGTTTCACTCGTAACTGACGGAGCAATCCCAGGAGCGGAAGTGGAAAAGGTTGCAGCTGCTGAATCAGAAGGCACCGCTGCATCCGAATCAAACCCGGAGCCTCAGATCGAGGATCCTAAGACCGAAGGAGATGACCTAGTGTCAGAAACCGTTTCAGAGGCAGTATCAACCGAAGCGGTTGAAGCTGCTAAGGCTGAAGTTAAGGCGACATCACATCCGCTTAACTCACAGCGTGTCCGTACCCCTATCGTCTCAGCAGGTTCATACCTAGAGCACTCAGTTCGCGCAGCAATGGGCGACGAGACATCAAAGTTGTATGTCGCTGCTGCATCAGATACAACAACAACTGAGGTTGCTGGTCTTGTACCAACACCTCAACTAACAACAATTTGGGATCCAAAGACAACCAACATTCGTCCAGCAATTTCTGCTGTTCGCAATGCTGTACTTCCAGCTGCTGGAATGACTTTTGAGATTCCACGCGTCAAGACTGCTCCAACAGTAGCTGCTGCTGCTGAAAAGGGTGCATTCTCAGACACACAGACAGAGATCGAATACGTCTCATGCACAGTTGCTAAGTACGCAGGAATGCAGAAGTTCGATGTTGAAGTTCTAGATCGCACATCACCAGCATTCTTTGACGAGTTGGTTCGCCTAATGGCAAACGCATACGCAAAAGCAACAGATACAGCAATGGTTACAGCACTACAGGCTGGAACACTTGACTCAACAGTTATCACACTTCCATTCGATGGTGATGAGTTTGCTGGCTACATCTCACGCGGTGCAGCTTCAATCTACAACGCAACAAAGCGCTTCCCAACAGGAATTATCGTAACTCCTGATCAGTGGGCTGCTTTGATCGCTTTGACAGATTCATCAAAGCGTCCTCTATTCAACGTTGCCGGAAACTCATCAAACGGTCTTGGCGTAGTAGAGCCAGGAAACGCAGTTGGTTCAGTAATGGGACTACCAGTATTCGTAGATCCATACATCTCAGGCACAGGCGATGATTCAATCATCATGCTAAACCGCGAGGCGTTTACATGGTACGAAGGTGCCGGTCCACTACAACTCCGTACTAACATTGTTGGTACAGGTCAGGTTGAAGTTGGTTACTACGGCTATGGCTCAGCAGTTACTTTGACTGCTGGCGGTGCGTTCACACTTAACCAGAACGTATAAGTAACACCTTAATCATGGGGGAGCGGTTGCTCCCGATCGCTCCCCCAGCAGTTTAGAGAGGATGAAATGCCAAGCATTATCACAGCAACACAGTTGAGAACCGTGCTTGGTGTTTCGTCTGCTCTTTACAATGACGCGTATCTTGACGACATTATCGATACATCTGAGGCTGTTATCTTGCCTCTACTCACAACTTTTGCAGCACCAATTGAAAAGGTTTCGCTGACTGATAATGTCGCAACCTTTACGACAGTAGGTATCCATGAGTTCACCGAAGGACAATCAGTTGTCATCGCAGGATGCGGATCTCCATTTAACGGCACTCGAACAGTCAATGCTGATGTCGATGCGTACACATTTACAGCAGACATCACTAATGCCGATGTTATCGAGCGAAATGTCATTCCTAGCGGATCCGCAACACTTACAGGCGCTTCAACGTATGTTGGAGTTGCAGCGGTTGAATCCGCCATCATTGTAGTTTCAGTTGAAGTATTCCAGTCTCGTACCGCTCCTGGTGGACAGATTGAAGGCGTAGATTTTGCACCAAGTCCATACCGCATGGGACGCAGCTTGTTTAATCGCGTAGTCGGTTTGCTTGGACCATACATCGATGTTGAGACGATGGCTCAATAATGCCAAGCACAATCCTCTCAGCAGTTCGTACTCCTCTTGCTACCGCACTATCGGGCGTTGCTGCAAACGTATTTAGTTACGTTCCAGAGCAGATCCCAGCACCTGCGGTTGTTGTCGTTCCGGATTCTCCATACATGGAGTTTGAGACAATTGGCAAGAGCACCTTTCGATGCAAACTAAACTATACGATTACTTGCTGCGTTGCTTATAACAGTAACCCAGCAAGCCTTGATAACATAGAACAACTAATCACAAGCGTTGTGGCGGTTATACCTAATGGATACGAAGTCCAAGTGGTTGATCGACCAACAGTTACAACAGTAGGCGCTAGTAACTTGCTAGTCGCGGACATACGCGTATCCACCTGGTATACGCAGACTTCATAAGGAGAAAACCCAATGCCAACAACAGTCATTACGGGTCGCGACCTAATTCTGACCATCGCAACAGTAAACTACGATGCTCAAACAACTAGCGTCACGCTCGTTAATAGCCCAACGATCGACGTGTATCAGACACTCGATGGCAAGGCGTACAAGCACACAGACGACCAATGGACTCTTAACGTAGAGTTATTGGCTGACTGGGGTGTTGCATCATCATTATTCGAAGCAATGTGGACTGCTGCTGATTCAGCACCAAACACCACACTTGCAGTATCACTAACAGCTGCAACTGGATCAGTCTTTGCTTGCAACGTACTTCCAGTATTTCCATCAATCGGTGGAGCAGCACCAGGAGCGCAGACAGATACTTGGGCGCTTACAGTAGTTGGAACACCAACCGAAACATTCAGTTAAAATCTAACAACGGGAGCAAAGATGAAACTACCAATAACAATTACATACAACTCAGGCGACGAAGCAACTTATACGGCTCAGCCTCCTGAGTGGGCAAAGTGGGAGAAGGCAACTGGTAACACGATTTCTCAGGCTAATGACAAGATTGGCATTTGGGATCTCATGTTTCTGGCTTATAACGCTTACAAGCGAGAGAACGCTGGAAAGCCTGTTAAATCTTACGACATTTGGTCTGAAACCGTTGCTGATGTAACGGTCGGAGACGATAGCCCAAAAGCCACCAACCAGGAAGCATAAGGCGGATCCTCGTCAATCTAGCAATAGAGACGGGGATACCGATGCAATACTGGGAGGACGCAGACGACATTTTAACCGCGATAGAAATACTGAAGGAGCGATCGGATGGCAGATGAAGTCAAGATCGCTTATGACAAAACAGATTTACGCGGTATTACCAAGGCTTTTAAAGCGATGTCCGAGGAAGCCACAGAAGCTGCTAAAAGGGAAAGTTCTAACCTTGCTGAATACGCTTCTCAACAAATTAAGGTTGCAGCAGCGAATCGTCAAGTTTCAGGTATTGCTGCTCGTCGTATTGCTGAGGGAGTTCGAATAAGCAAGTCGTCTAAAATTGGTGAGTTCAGTTATGGATTTGCCGGTCAGAAGTTTAGCGGTGGTGGCTCAACTCGGATCCTTTGGGGTCCAATGGAGTTTGGTTCTAAAAAGTTCAAACAGTTTCCAATGCGTAGTCCACGACTTGGCGCAAAAGGTAATGAAGGTTATTTTATCTTTCCGACACTTCGTAGGATTCAGCCGCAAATTGTGGCGCAATGGGAGGAAGCATTTAGCAAGATTCTGAAGGAGTGGACATAATGGCTGGTAAGGATAGAACGCTTAAACTCTCCATCCTTGGCGATGTCGATGATCTCAATAAGAAGTTAAAAGCTGCTAATGGCGATGTTGAAAACTCAGCCACGCAGTTAGAAAAGTTTGGCAAGGTTGCAGGTGCCGCGTTTTTAGCAGCAGCTGCTGCTGCCGGTGCTTATGCACTAAAAATTGGCGTTGATGGTGTCAAGGCTGCACTAGCCGATGAACAAAGCCAGGTTAAATTAGCCTCAGCATTGACTAATGCGACTGGTGCTACTAAAGCCCAGATTGCAGCAACTGAGGACTCGATCGATAAGATGGCTCGCGCTTCAGGCGTTGCAGATGACCAGTTGCGTCCTGCATTAGCGCGCTTGGCGTTAAGTACAAACTCAACTAGCAAGGCTCAGGAATTACTATCACTTGCTCTTGACATTTCAACTCAGACAGGCAAACCACTTGAAGGCGTTGCCAATGCTTTGGGTAAGGCTTATGACGGCAATACCGCAGCTCTTGGCAAGTTAGGAGTTGGCTTATCTAGCGCTGAATTAAAGGCAATGACCTTTACTGATGTCCAACGTAAACTCAGCGATCTCTTTGGTGGCGCAGCTGCTAAGAACGCGGAGACTTATCAGGGTCGCATGGATCGTTTAAAGGTTGCCTTTGATGAATCAGTTGAAGCAATCGGATACCGTCTATTGCCTATCCTGCAATCTCTAATCGACATTATCCTTAACAAGATTGTCCCAGGCTTTGAGAAGTTTGCAAAACTCTTTGATCCAATTAAGGATGCAATTGATCGCAATAAAGAGTCTTTCCAAGCGTTAGGTTCATTTATTGTCGATTACATTGTGCCTGTATTTACTGTGGCACTTGGTGGAGCAATCTCATTTGTGGCAAAAATTGCTGCTGGTGTTGTAGACATCGTAGGCGGAGTTATTAACGTAATCCGTAACTTGGTGTCTGGTGCCATCGATGGCATCAATGCTC